CGAACTTTTCAAACCCGTCCCGAATGGCAGTTTTCCGTTAATCGTCGTCAAACACACCCGGCAAGTCGTCTGCATCGAGGTTATGGGAGCCGACTTGCTTTGGGGGTGTGATGTCTATGGTGGCTTCTTGCTCGATTTGCTCATGAGGATTTGATGACGCCAAGTTTAGCTGCCTCAGTGCATCAAGATGAAGTTGGTTCACGTTGACTTGGACCGCTGTGGTCGGCTTGGCTTGGAACTTCTCAGGAGCAGCAACACCGGCCAGCCATTTGCGCGTCTCGATCTTGAGCCTGTCAGCATTGGCCGATGTGTTGTCCGAGGCATCGGCAATGTCGAGGCACTCGTCGGCCCATTGGTCAGCCGCGATTGCGCGCGCCTGTTTGAACCGCTCCTCTCGGTCTGGGTCTTTGCGTATCCAATGATAGAGGGATAGGTTGCTGATGTTGAGTTCACGGGCAAGGCCAGCCATTGTCAGGCCGGATGCAATCTTCTCCAGCAAAACAGTCTCGCCAACCTTGTCCAAGTTCGATGCAATCGTGCGTCGTTTAATATGTCCGGCCATCGTCTAATTCCTTTTCATGCTGTGTAACAAGCCGTGTTAAATATACCGCCAAGACTAGCGCCGTGGCAAATGCGGTGCAGGCGAAGGCGATTTGCCAGCCGCTGCCCAACAGATAGAAGGGCAGCGCCACAATCCCCGCCACAAATGCTGCGGGTGCAAGCATAAGCGCGAATACATAGGGCATTCCCACCAGCCACCAGACAATAGAACGCCATGTCATAGCTTATATGCCTCTATAAGCCCATATAAAGCCCATAGAGAGGCATATAGGGAAATTGCTAGGTAACTATCCCGATTGTAGCTATGCACGCTCCAGACCCCTTAGAAACGTCTCTAAGAGGATAGAGACTGGAGCGGGCACAGACCGACCGCCTTGTTCATAGTATCGGACCGACCTTTCGGACAGCCCAATCCGATATGCAAGCTGGCCTTGCGTCAGTTTCAGCATCTCGCGTGTTGCTTTAAATTCTTCACTTGTCATTGTTCATCCTTTAATGCTTTTTCTGCATCCTCGATCAATTCTATCGGCGGGTAGCGCAGATAGTTTACATGGTCGGCGGTTACCACGCCAAGAAACTCCAGATATTCCATCAGGCGGTAGGCCAAGGTTTCGCCTGCTCGTTCGATGTATCGTTCGGGCAATTCATCGTCGGTCATTTGCTTCGCCCCTGCTCTCTTAGGCGCTTGGCTTCTGCGAAGGTGAGGCCGTCTGAATTACGCAACGGCCAAGCATTATCGGATGATACGCGGCCCTTGCGGCCTAATGGCGCGGCTTGTTGTGGCTTGATCATTGGTTATGCGCCTTTCAAAAGGGATTTAAGCTCAGCCTTAATTGCGCGGGCGGTTTCGCCTTTCCATGTTGTGGCGTTAGATAGGAAATAGCGCACAACGGATTCGGCGTTGTCGTAGTGGTACTTATCGCGGATCGATTGCAGGCTATGCATAGCGTCAAGATAGGGGATCGCGCCAAAATAGGGCTTGGTCCAGTCGCGTTTAATATCGCGGGCGATAGTGTCTAGTGTACGGTTCATTTTATTCTCCCTTACTGTTGTTGGCATTAGCGCCATAAACGCCGCGCCCTATTGATCGGCGCGGCTAATATGGCGGTAACGGATCACTCTTTTTGATAGCCCTTTAGTAACGCGTGAATAAGCTTGGCTTCGGCCTTGCCTATCTTGCTGCGACTATATCGATTATGCAACGCGATCGATTGATTGACGCTATCGGCGTTATACGCCGCGCCCTTGCTGTTATCTGTTATTACAAAGCTTTTCATTATGCTTTCCCTTCTAATTCGTAACCGTATGCTTTCCAGCGCGGGCCGTCTAACGGCCTAATAATGTTGCGCCCTAACCAATGGTAGCGCCACCGCGCTTGATTATATGTCAATCCTTCCCACAACAGTCGCTCGCCATTATCCAGATCGACAAAAGCGCGGAACAGATCGCTTGTAATTTGATTAGCCATTATGCTTTCCCCTTATCCTACAACAAAGCCGGATTGATCGCGGCGTGCCTTGCCCTTAGCGTATAGCGCCACAACAGCGCCCTTAGGGTCAAGATGCCTAATGTCTGTATTGTCACCATCAACAACTGGCAGGCCAAGAAACGTATCGCCATTGGCTAGCATAGTGTCAACTATGGCGCGATCGCGAAACACAACGGCTATACGATCGCCATTGGCAACGGCTTTAGCAACATAGGGCGCATAGTCTGCGACGCCGCTATAGCTAAAAGTAAGATCATAATTAGCCGGGATATGCTTGCGATTAGCGATCTTAGTATAATCGTAAAATTGGATATCAGGCAAAGCTTGCATGATATTGGCATATGCATAGCCGATAGCGACGTTCTCCCAACGGATATCGCTTGTGCCATTTAGGCGCACAATAAGCTTATATCCTTGGCGCTTGGCTTTAGCGCGCTCGCGTATCAATTCATTTTGCAATTGGTTCATGAATAGATCGCGGTATTGATTGAAGTATAGCGTCTTGCGGATACGCGAAAGCATAACGCTATTCATTGCGCCGCGACCGGCGGTAAACAGACAAGCTTTTTCACAACCGGCTGTTTTGGCCATAGGGCACAATTGCACGCCGCTTTGATCGGCTGGCATTAGGTATAAGATAGCCGTCTTTATGTTGTACTTTTCACCCTTTATTGTCTTAGCATTAGTATCAATCCCTAAGAGCTTTTCGGGGAACCGGGAGAATAGCGACCGGTTGTGATTGTCGCCTAATATCTGCAATTGTATATCAAGCGACAAGCCGGATATGTCGTATGCAAGGGCCGCGTCCACGGCGTTATGATTATATGCGAACGGATGGTTAATTAAATGCAGCACTTCACTTCCCCTCTTTATTGTTGTGGCAAGCATATGCGAAACCTGCCAACATGCTTACTATCCATATAAACGCGAAAGCGTTGAACGGTATATATTGTGATAAATCGAATAGCATTTGATAGTCCCTCTTTTGTTGCTACCTTCCTGCCAATAGGAACAACGTTCCGGTCCAGTCAATAACAAAATGCAAATCAATTGAAAACAATTGTCAACAATCATATCACACTACAGTGTGATTGCCTTGCCTATATAATATAAAGCAATAGGAACAAGGTTCCGCTTTTCCCCGGTGAATAGAGACCGCCGCGTCTCCGTTTTCGTGCGTCTCCGAACCCATTTGTCCGCTTACTAATACACTGTTACAGTCTGAAACCCGCAGAAATGCGTGCTTTTTTACATATAGGGGGGAGGGGGTGCTTTAAATTTGACCCCCCCGCCCCCGCCCTTGCGCGGGGGGCGTGTGCGTATAACTAAACAGACACCGAAGTGTGGCCCCCACCCCCCTAGGTCCTTATATTTACGATCCCCCCGCCAAAAAAATTTCTAACTTTTTGCTTGCCAAACTGTAACAATAAATTGTAACAGCGATGGACAACAAAGAACGGGAGAAATACGTTGGCAGTTTATGGATACACTCGCGTCTCGACTGAAGACCAGATTGAGAACACATCGCTTGACGATCAAGCACGCCAAATCCAAGGCATCGCGCTCACACATAATTTGGAACTGATGCATATCTACGAAGAGCGGGGCGTCTCCGGCGGTGTCCCACTGCTCCGCCGAGAAGAAGGCTGCAAGCTGGCGTTCCTCCGGCCGGGCGATACTGTTATCGTATCGAAGCTAGACCGTATGTTCCGTGACGCACGGGACGCACTAAACGTGATTGCCGACTGGGAGACGGCGAGCATTAATCTTATCATCAACGGCTACGGCAATGTGATGGACAAGGCCAACCCGAACGGCCGCTTCATGCTAGAGATCATGGCCGTCTTCTCCGGCGAGGAGCGCCGCCGTATCAGAGAACGTGTCACCGCCGGTAAGAGAGCGAAGAAGTCACAAGGAGGATACGTCGGTGGCAAAGTGCCGTTCGGCTTTAAGAAGTCAGGCACAGGCCGCAAGGCCAAGCTGCATCCAGAACCAAACGCGCAGGACGCATTGATAACAATGAAAGCCGCACGCGTTAAAGGTCATAGCTACCGCG